GATTTTATTTCAAGAAAAACAAATAACAGAAACAAAATAACCAACTAAAACAATGACAACTAGACCACTTTGGGAGACAAAAAACAGAAACAATGTAAGCATGATTCAATTCGCTTCAATCATGCAACTTATGACTAGCGGATATTATGCTGGTCGCACTCAAACTATCACTGACAATAAAAAGAACTGGATAAGATGAGCGATTTTAAAGAACTGGAAATTGAATTTTCTGGAAAAGGAGAAGTAAAGGGTTACGAATTTAAGCAAATAGAAAAGACAGGATTTGGATATGTATATGAAGTAGTCTTTAAGGAAACAGGACAGACCCATTACGAGGTCTTTTTAAGAAGAGAAAACGAACTATACCAAACAGTAACATATCCATCTTCAAAAACTTTTGGGAAATATGCTTGGTGTATTAAAGATAAAGAAAAAGCAATTCTAAAACTTTATGACATATCAAAAAACGAAGTGATTAAACTGATAAATAAAGAACTATCTATTTTAGGTTAACATAGTTATCAAAAAAAAACAAACATCAATAATTCATTAATTAACTACTACTAAAATGAGAAACCTAAAAATACTTTTCACTACAGAAGATGAGATTTTCTTTGTGAATGAAGCTAAACAATTGGAGTTCTATTACGAAAATGGAGACGGTCAAAACCACTTTCGTGAAATGTTCGGATATGAAGAAACGAACCTTAACAATTGGACTGATGAACAACTTTCAGAAATGGTAAGTAATGGGCTTTATGTTGATGATGTCGATTTATTCAGTTTGTGGATGGGTACAAGTTTATTCGAAAAACACCCTGAGTTATATGGTTTTGTGGTAATTGATAAGTGTTTTAGAGATTTAGAAATTCATGGACATTCTAGATCGGTTATCGCTTTTGTAGATATTCTAACAAGTCTTGAAACTAAGGAATACAACAAAAATAATGAGTATTCATTACAATGCTTAGCCCTTTACCATAAATTAGCTAAGAAAGAAGCCAAAGAGGCTGAGGCGAAAAGGATTGCAAAGAGGACAATTTTCGATGACATGAAACTTGACAAACAAGCAAGGCACTTAGAGCAAGTATTAAGTAATCAAAGTGAACAAATTGTTGATTTAGGTTTCACTTTCGAACCAAGAATAGAACTTCAAACTAAAAAAGCATCATGAATCAAGATCAAGAAGAATACTACGAAATGAAAGCAATTAGGACATCTTCGGCTTTAACATCAATACCAATTTTAGTTTTTATAATCCTTTACGCAATCGCAATGCTTTACTAATTATGGAATCAAACATAAATAAAAAACTAGAAAATTACGCCTGCAAGATATTTGATCTTGATAAGAAAAAATTAAGAAAACAGGGATATGATTTAAAAAAAGTTGGTCATTGGAAAATAGAAAAACATTCATCACTAGGTGGTCATTACGCAGTTAATTTAGTTAACGAAGTTTATAGAGTGGGTCTAGGGATTAATTGTCTAGGGATTATTTATTACGAAAACGGAGAAGCAAAATCATATAATCAATTTATTTTTGGATAATCATGGAAACAAACATAATTGAACAAAACGGAAAAAGGTACAGGGTAACGATTGTAGAGGAAGTTGAAGTTGAAACTGTTGAAGATTATTTAAAAGGTCATAAGGCAAGTGGGTTAAAAGTTGGAGATAAGGTGAGGGTGCTTAGGAAAGCAGAAAACTTCGAGGGGGGTTGGAATGGCACTTGGTTTCCAGATAAAACACAATGTATTGGCAAAGAATACGAAATAAAAGAAGACAATAATGGTTCAGGATTCGCTTTCTATGGTTGGCATTTCCCCTACTTCGTTCTTGAAAAAGTTGAAAAGGAAGTGAAAAGTTATAAAGATGTTGTTGAAGAAATAAAGCCTCTTTGGTATACTGATCACAATGGCATAACTCAGGTATCTTCTCAATATGGTTTTAATACATTTCCATCCAAAGAAAAAGCCCATCAATTCACAGCTAAATTGATGCTTGACAATGTAGCCACTTATCTGAATGAGATTGAGTTTAAGGATGAAGATTGGGAGACTTCTTATGGTTATTATATAAGTTTTGATGGATTAGACGAGCGTGTTAATTTTCAAATATTACATCATTGGAGACATCTTGGATTAGTAACTTTCAAATCAGAACAAGCAGCCCAAAGAGCAATCGAAATCCTCGGCGAAGAAACAATTAAAATGGCTTTAAAATAATGGGAATGTACGACCATATAAAATTTGCTGATGGTGTTTTGCCTGATGGAATTACAGACCCTGGGGATTTTCAAACCAAAAATCTCGACTGTTATTTACTTGATTATCATGTAAATAAAAAAGGTCAATTACAAGTAACTAAACACGAAAACCACACAGGCGAAATAAGGTTTGGAAATAACAATTATGATTTTGTTGCATGGTGTGAAGAGGGGGTTATAAAAAAGATAGTTAGACTAAAATAAAAACATCAAAAACCTTGTAATCAAGCATTTAAATAGGTAAATTATATAATTAATCACGCTAAAATAAATTAAGAAAATGGAAAATCGACAGTTGACAATCAAGACAGATAGCGTTCAAGATGCTATGCAATTATCAAAAGTATTTTTTGAATCAGGTATGTTTTCTGATATAAAAAGCGCAGCGCAAGCGATGGTAAAAATTATGGCTGGTGCAGAAATAGGTTTAAAAAGTTTCGCCTCGGTAACTGGAATACACATCATACAAGGCAAGCCTGTATTAGGAGCTGGTCTTATTGCAAGCTCAATAAAAGGATCAGGAAAGTATGATTACAGAATTATTGAAATGTCTGATAAGCTTTGTTCTATAGAGTTTTTTCAGGGCAAAGAAAGTTTAGGCACTTCCACATTCACAGTAGAAGATGCAAAGAAAGCCCAAACAAAAAACCTTGATAAGTTCCCTAAAAATATGCTTTTCGCAAGAAGTATAAGCAACGGAGTTAAATGGTTTTGCCCCGATGTTTTTAACGGCCCCGTTTACGTTCCTGGTGAAATAGAATCAGACGGCTCAATTACAGAATATGCAAATGTGGTAGAAGACAAAAGAATTAATGACGTAGATGAAGAACTAACAGAGCTTACCGAAAAACTTTACCATCCAAAACTTGCCGAACTAAGGGCAAAACTACAAAAGAAGTACGGTAATGGGCTTGAGCAAATAGATCCAAATACTTTAACAAAATCCTTGGATTGGGTTAATGATTTTTTACAACCCGTTACTGAATCACAATTGGAAGAAAGCAAAAAGTTTTGGTCTAATAACGAGTTTGCACAATACGCAAGTGATAGTCATTTAGAAATTAAGCAGATGGTTAAAGGTGAAGCTGAAACCTATTTAAAAAAGCTAGCTAAGATTTACAATGAGTACTTACACGAAGTAGAAAATGTCAACTAATATAAACACTTTTCAAATACCGACAGAACTCTCAAAATCTGCTATACATAAAAATGTAGAGCTGGTTTTGAGAGAGATTGAGGACGGGCAAATTAGCGCACTTGAATTGTCTTTAAAACTTAAATGGATTATAGAAAACGCTCAAACAATATTCGATGTAATTAAGCCTAATGCTGTTATCGAAATTGAGAGATACAATAAGTTTGAAAGGAAAATGATGGGAGCAAAATTTGATGTTGTACAAGGTCGCAGGATGCCTCAATTTAAGCAGGATTCTCACTGGCACGGGCTTAATGAAGCTTTAAAAGAAAGAGAAAAGACTTTAAACGCTGCCCTAATTTCTAAAGATGAATATACAGACCCAAACACAGGTGAAGTAGTTCCAAAAGTTGAAATAAACTACGGATCGAGTTATATAAAAATAGAATTTTAAATCAAAGCGATATGACATTTGAAATAGTAAAAGAAAACGAAAATTACATCTTAAGAACATCCAATCTTGAGTTTGAAGTTCATCATATAAGCAAAAACCAAGAAGCTTATCGTGGCTATAAAATAACCTACGAGTTTGTAGATCGTGAATCCGACAAGATTGAGTTAGCTAAAATAAGAGATAATTATATTTTCAAAATGGTTATTAATGATATTGAACGAAATTTTGATTCGGTAATATTCGCACTCAATTATGGTAACACATTTGAATTTAAAGTAGAGATATGATAGACTGGATAAAGATTGATGAATCTTCATTACAAGTAGTAAAAGAAGGTGGTAAACTATTGTTTACTGGGTTAGCAAGTGATATAATTTATGGTAAATATGTCCACGAAAAAATCGAAGGGGTTAGAGTCGAAGAATTTTACTATGATAGTATTTATGCATTAAACTATTTTACTCACTATGCAAACCCTAACCTACCTGAATAATATGGAACAGATAATTTCAGAAGAAAATTCTAAAAAGCACATACTTGATGTGTGTTGTGGCAGTCGAATGTTCTGGTTTAATAAGTCTAATCCAAACGTACTTTTTGCAGACATTAGAAATGAAAAACACATACTTTGTGATGGAAGGGCTTTAAATATTGAACCAGATATTCAAATGGACTTTAGAAATATGCCTTTTGCGGACAACTCTTTTAAAATGGTTGTGTTTGATCCACCACATTTAAACAAATTAGGAAGAGAAAGTTGGATGGCCAAAAAATATGGTGTACTACTTCCAACCTGGCAATTAGATATAAAATTAGGATTTAAAGAATGTATGAGAGTGCTTGAGCCTTTTGGTACACTAATATTTAAGTGGAATGAAAATCAAATAAAAGTTAGCGAGATTTTAACCGCAATAGGACAAGAACCTTTATTTGGTCATAAGTCCGGGAAATTATCAAGTACACACTGGATGGCATTTATGAAAATTTAAAAACCATGGAGCAAATAATACACAAAGAATTATACTTAGTTCATTACAATAAAATCATTGTCAAGGCTGAAAAAATTGGGCAATTCATGGGAGGTCGGTTTTTAGAATTTAAACTTACCTGTCCTCTTACAAAAAGAGAAGTAAAAAGTATAATACCAATTTCAAGGTGCGAGAAAATTAAAGAAACTGAATCATGAGAGAGAAAACAAAATACGATTACATGTTTGCGTTTTTGCCTATAGCGGGATTGTTTTAGTACTACTCTTTTTAACCAATAAAGAAATGAAGTTAGAATGATTAAAATTCCCGTAAAACCACTTTCTGCAAATAGAGCTTTTAGGGGAAAAAAGTTTAAAACCGCTGAATATAAGATTTATGAAACGCTGTTAATGTGGACTTTGCCAAAATGCGAGATACCAAAGGGAAAACTTGAAATTTCGGCAACTGTTGGTTATAGCAATCCAAAATCCGATTTAGATAATTTCTTTAAACAATTTGCTGATATACTTTGCAAGAAATACAAGTTTGATGATAGCAGGTTTTATAGAATTAATCTAACAAAAGATATTGTGGAAATTGGAAGGGAGTACATTGAGTTTGAAATTCGGCAATTTAAAGATTAAATAAAATATGATAAAAGGTAACTTCTTTGTAAGAAAAAAAGATTCATTATTAAGGCTTAAAAAATCAGAACTCTACTTTTTAATTACTTATGATGAAGAAAGAAAAGGACTAAGTGCTCAGCAAAGGGGCTTTACCCTTGATGTAATTATTCGCTATATAAGGGATAGTATTCAAAATAAAGGATTTTCTAAAGAATCCTCCAATGAATTAATAATTGATATTTTAAATAAAGATTAGGTGGTTAAAATGGATATCCGCTTTGCTTTGTGAGGCGGCTATTTTAATCTAAAAAAAATAAACGATAATAATATGACAGAGTTAATTAAAAGAGGCTCAAAGGTGAGTATATTCGTAGACAAGAAGTATAAAAATAATGTTATCTCAATCTTTAAAATAACTGAAAACAAAACCCTTAAAGTATTATTTGAATCAAAAGAACTACTTGAAGTTTTAAAAAAGTTTAAAAAATTAGAAACAGAAACCAATCATTTTTCAATTGTATGATAAAGAAAGAGCGACCACATATTTTATTTAACCACGACCATCACATTTATTGCACAAAATGCAAAGAGGTTCAACCAATTTCATTTCAATATTCTGGAATGCTATTTTGTGATTTTGTGAAATCTTTTATTAAGAAACATGATAAGTGCTAAGATTATGAAAGAATATCTAGAAATTATATTTGCTGTTTTTATTATAATTCCGATTGCGCTGGTCGTTCGTTGGCTTATTGTCGAAGGGATTAGGTTTGTTAAAGAGGATATTATTTTATTTTTCAAGAAAAAAAATTAAATTACAGCAATGAAACATAAAATAACTTACTACAAACTTGTTGATGACTTAGGAATAAGACCATATCGGGGGCAATTAATGTATATTGATTATGTAGAATATAAATTAATTGTTGATTGCGAATTGAGGGTTTTAAAGGATTTGTTAGATATGATTGATAAAGTAGGGAATATTGTGGAATATAGTATTGAAGAAATAAAGGATGAAGAAGAAATTGTAAAGTTATAAACTTATGACTAAAGAAGAATTAAACAATGAACTTTCTTGTTGCAATCCAATTATTACAACAAGTCCAATTTTAAGTAATGAGTGCATGGAGTTTGTTAGAGTAGACTTACTTAAAAGATTATCAGAAAGTGATATTTTTTGGATTTGCGAATCATTGCGATTGAAAGAAATAAGATTTTCAGAAAACGAAGTATATAGGAAGCAATTATATAGAGCACGGGAAATAATTGTTAAAAAGATTTATTTAGAAGTTTAATAAACCTGATATTTAAATTACCTTTTAACAAACCAAAGCAAAACCACACCACCTGCAAGCCCACCAATCACATACCAAACCCACATAGGAATATAATTAGTTGTTGTATCTTTACCTTTAATAAATATTTCTCTTTCAGTACGTTTGCTAATAGTTGTATCACCACTAAAAACAGTTATTTCTTTTATTTGACCTCCTTCAAAGCGTGCAATTTTTTTTGTTTTACCATCAGTAATTACATAGTTTCCGTTTAGTTCTGGGCAGTTCTTTTGAGAAGAGAGTATTAGGAAAATCTTTTTGTTGGCACTATCTAATGACATATTATGAGCAAAGGCGATGGAAGTTATAACATTTGTCATGCTATCTTTTACATACTTTTCATGTCTTAAATCAGTAACTTTTTCAGGCCTTAAATATTCCGTAATCGTTTTGGCAGGAATCACAATTGTATCATGTACAATAATAGTTTTTTGTTTCAATTCATTATTGTCAATCATTCTTTTAAATTCATTGGCAATAATAGCAGGGTTTCGCTCCCTTACCCTAAGAACACTTGCGCTATCCTTATTGTAATGATGTCGTGCCTTAATACTCATCATTGTCCTTTGAGAACAATCGGTTAAAAGAAATACGATTGTTGGTAAGGCAAAAAGTATATACAATAGTTTTATTACTTTCATTTCTGTATTTTGGTTTCAAGTATTGTTATCCGATTTCCGTATGTAAACCATAAATTTTGATTTTCTTTTTGCGTAGCCTCGGAAGTATTAATAAAGCTTGTTACAGTAGCCGTACTACTTGCAATATCTTTATCTTGACTGTTATCTCTTGCGGATTGTTTTGCATTCGCCTCACCTAAGCTATAAGCGAAATAAAGAATACCAATCCCAAACGCACCAACTAAGCCAACTATCCACTTATGTACTTCGGCTTTACTAATGAAGGTCTTTTTTAACTCTTCAATTTCAGCTGCATTTCTTTTGCTCTCGGCATCATAATCCGAAATACTTTTAAGCATAATTCCATCCCGTTTTTCGGTATTAATCCTCTCATTAGGTGGCTGAAATCTTGCATCCATTATAAAATAATATTCATTTGTTTTCTTGCAAGCTCCGAAATCAAATCAATTTGCTGAATTGTCCTTTGTTGCCACACCTTAATTTCAATTAAGTTATTTTCCATTTTTTTAATGCTCTCTTTTTGAATTGCACTAAGATTATTTCGCTCTTTTGACCGTTTCATTTCTAGTTCATTGGTTTCTATTAACATATTTATAATATCCAAACATCCCTTTGCGCTAGCAACAGGGGCTTGGAATTCATGATGATAGTAATGTTCTTTCTTTTCACGTTCCACTCTTAATTAAATCAATTAAATATTTGCATCTATTTTGAAATAAGCCGGCATATTGATCGCCACCACTTACACACTTTCCATAGTTCCAGAAATTGCCCTGTTCTACCTTAGCCAATTGAAAAGCAGCTGATGGTTGAAGGTTATAGTTTTGGAATACAGCGCAACACACTTCTATTTTTTTAAAGCTTTCATCTAATTGCTCATTTGTCCAATGTAAAAAGTCTTTCCCAAAACAAACTGAATAATTATTGCGCCAAGTAACCTGCATAAAGCCACGCCCTCTAAACTTATAAAAATCACAATTACGAGCCGCAAGCCTTATGTTTAATGGTTGGTCAGAAGGATATTTTATAGTGCCATTCCATTTAATCACGTCGGACATGCTTGTAATAAGACCCATTTCCTTAAGCTGGTCGCCCGCCCTTAAGTTTGGTTTTTGGTTATAGCTCATTTTTGGTAAGCCATTACTAAGTATTCTTTGTTCAAAGAAATAAGCATCGTCACCATATTCTGTTATGCCTTTAAATGTTCCTCCGGTTTCATTGTATATAATTAAAAAGAGTGCAACAAACCTGTTTAAAGAAGTTTCATTAACGCCATTAAGATGCTCCCAATTTTCAAGTACCTGTTTAAAGTTTTCTTTGTTAATTGTATTTCTTAGCCAAGGGTTACGCCCAACCTTGCCATTAAACCAATCGGCAAAATGCTCCCAATCCATTACAAAATCCTTGGCTACTATCATGCGCTTTCTCTTGCTTTAAGTTCGTTTTTCTTAGCCATTAGTTCTGCATATTCAGCACTTGTTAATGTCGTTCTTGATAAATAGGCAATCCCAAAATTAAATGCTGTTATAAAGGTGATTGCGAGTTTTCCACGTTCCCCCAAAAGATCAAACAATGTAGGTATGCCAAGGAATGCAGTTCCAACTGAACCGATAACCATTGAGATCCAAAGGCATTTTTTGTAATATGCAGGAACGCTTGTTTTAAGGCGTTGCCATGTCTCCCAAATAAAATGCTTGGCGTGTAATAAGAAGTCTCTCATAATTATGATATATTAAATCCTTGTGGGTATCTCATTACGGCATTCAAATCAACATCGCTTGCTATAAATAAATCGGCTGTACTTGTTGCAGCGAACGTATAAATAGTTGTCCAAGTGCCTACAAGTGTTAGTTTGTCTATTGTAAAAGCAGAACCAGTCCTTTTAATTCTTAAAAAATCGTTGCTTGAATAATTAGAAACAGAACCATTATAAGACCCGTTATTTAGATGTGCGATAGCTCCTAAATTTAACCACATTCCAACTAAAAACGTTGAAAAAGAGCCAACGGAATTACTTGTTTTGAATCCTAATATAGCCCCCTGATCTGTGTTTTTAACTTTAAAGCCTATCCACCCATCTTGCCCTGCGGGTAATTTTAGTGTAGAAATTCCCGTATTGCCATATCCGGCAATTCCGCTTGGACTTGTTATAACTCCAGCTGTATTTACCTGATTTGTGGCACCAGGGAACGTAATCGTAACAGTATTGTCTAAATAATTTGGAATTGAAATAACGGGTGTTGGTTGTGGAAAACCAGTTAAAGCCTCTATTATTGCCTGTGAAGCCCTGTTTATTATGTTTCCATTTATGTAGCCGCCCGTCGTTGGATGCACCCCATCCACGCTTAACGAAATATCTGTAGAGTCAAAAATAGGGTCAACTGAATTTATTGAATCATAAAAATTTTGACTACTTAAAATATAATTTTTAAGAATATTTATTGTATCTGTCTGTAGTTGTTTAAACCCAGTGCGAGGAGGGTAATATGTTGTATTAGATGTATCATTAAAATTGTCATCGAATCCCAAAAATAAAACAATCTTCCAACCTGAATTTGCTGCCTTTCTTTCTTGACAATAAAGATTTATTAAATCTGCTCCCTGTTGTGCTGTTGTAGTATTTGTTCTAGGCCTATATTGATTGTAGGGTTCGCAAACACTTAAAATAATATTAATTTTATTGTTGTCATATAGCGCATCTGTTGCCGATCCGTTCGTTCTCATATTTCCAATATCCCAGCCTGGAGTGGCTGTTGATTGGTGAGAAACAGTAATAGAAAACCCTAATGCCGCTACCCTCGCTTGTAGTAAATCTGAAACAGATTGATGCCATGTTCCATAAGCTTCAGAACCAATGGAATTTCCTACAAAAACTAAATTAATATTTTTATTTAAATTCGTAGATGGATTTAATATTTTAACCAAAACTACCCCGTTTATGTAATTTAGAAAAACTAAATTCCTTTTTGTTTTTTGAAAGTTGTTAAGGTTTTCAAAAGTAAAAAACGGGAATAATGCAGAATGGCTACCATCCGATAAGATGTCTAAAATAATTGTACATCCGTTTATATTATTACCTCCTGAATTTAGTACAAATGTTGCATCTGCAGATAAAGTAATTTGTTGATAAATCTTACTTCTATCAAAAGTCAAACTAATAGTTCCCGAAGTTGAGCCAAGTGATGTTGACAGGGGTGGAACTAAACTTAATATATGTGGATCTCCTATCATATCTTAATATATTTTCCAGTTAGTACCGTTTGAAACAAATTCATAAGCATCACCATTAAAACTTATGTTCACATTTACGGTGGTTCCACCTGTGCAAACCACCGTAACAACTCCACTACCATTGTTTAATATTTTATGAGTTTCTGTTGCCACGCCAACTGCTGTTGGAAGGGTTATTGTCATTGTTCCCGTACATTCAATAAATTTATCTAAAGAGGTAGCCGTGTAGTTTGATGTCTTTATTAAATAGTTATATGTAACAACTCCATTTGCTGTTACCCATGATTGAGTCGCTAAAACTCCTCCATTGTTTGGGTCGAGGTAAAAGGTTCTACCAACAGTAGTACCATATATTACATCAGTACCATAAGCTCCAGCAAAGTTTAATGAATTAGTAGCTCCAATTGTTAGTCCATTACTAAATGTCTTATTACCTCCTACTGTTTGCGCAGTTGTTAAATCAACATAAGAACCACCGCCTCCACCAGAAACAGTCCTCCAACTAAAAACACCCGCTGAATCAGCAAGGTATTTTATTGAGGTTCCCGAGTAAAGAGGGAAGAAAAATGTTTTTAGATTACCTGCCGTAACTCCCTTAGTAAAGCTGCCTTGTGCCAAAGGGATTATTTCTGAACCCGATAAATTATTTACAAGCGGTAATTGACTGATCTTTAGGTTTTGTGCTATGGAATTTAAGCTTATAAAAACCAATAAGTATTTAAAATATTTCACCATGGTCTGTATATATCTTTTAGGTTATAATTTGTTGGAAAATCATTATCATATTCATATGTCCTTGGTTGAACAAAACTTATAAAGTCGTTCTTCAAAATTCTTGTTTTCTTTTCAGATCCAAGTTTTTTATATATCGTTGTTCCAATTGTGTAAGTATCTTTTTCTAAAACATTGTAAAGCCTTACTATCATTTTATCTTTTAATATCCTAAACTTATCAACCTTACCTGCAAAAACATTGTCTGAACTGGGAAGTGAATATAATTCTTGGAAAGTGCGCATGCCTGACGGAGTTATCTTTCCATCTGCCCCAGTTATGTAATTAAAAAAGACTTGATAAATACACCATTGAATAATGTTCTTGTTGAAGTAATCGTACAATGCAAGTTCCTGAACAGTAAAATCAACTATCTCTTTAGTTTGCAAAGCGACAAGATCAGTCCACATTTCAAAAGACAATAGTTCATACATATCAATATTTAGGCAAGCATTTATCTCGGGATCTATTTCAAAATCTCGGGTTGCTGGCACGATAGGAACTAGTTTGCTATCAATTATTTGCTGTTTGGTTAGTAGTTTCATGATCCTGTTATCGGTTGAATATTTTCTATAACCTTTGGTGCTAAGCCAACTAGTGCCCTTATCTCATCTACACTCATGCTGTCTAATACTTTTGAAGCCATAAGAGGGCTAAGGCTATCTAATGCAGCTAATGTTTTTTCACTTTCATTAGGGATTGTTTTTTCTGAAGGAGCAAAGCCAGCTAAGTTCCTAATTTCATCTTTGGAAAGTGTTGCAAACATTTCAGGTGTAAAATATTTGATTGGAGTTGAAGAACTTATTATCCATTCGCCCTTACTGTCTGGCCATAGTTTTTTAAATATCCCCTGTATTATTGCTTGCTCTTTGTTTATGTTAAAATTGAAATAGGTAATTTCATCTACAATTTGTTTTGTGTCGCCTATTCCGCTTAATGCATCTATTTGTGCAAGTACAGGAGGTACGCCAGCCGATCTACATATTTTTTTAGCAATATCAACCCCTTTGGATGCATAATCTAAAGCATCACCAACAGGATTAAGGGGGGTCATTTTTGTTCCTATCTGCCTTTCTCCATTGCTTCTATTTTGAATATGTATAAATCCTCCAGCAGCTTCAGAGCCAGTCATACTTCTTAAGTCTCTATCAAATAAGTCCTTCTCAGAACTAAATGGGATTTCTTCTCCTTTTATATCTATTTGTAAGTCTGTTGAAAGTGGTGGAGTTTCGATAATGCCAGAACTAAAGAGACCATTAGCCACTTTATTTAATTCTATTTTTCCATACTCGGCTTCGGCTCGCATATAGGTGTAAGCAGAATATAAACCAGGAGTTGGATAAAATTCTTGACCAGGTTTTTTAGTATAAACAAAAAGCATTGTGCCTATTTGTTCGTTATACAGTTTTATTTGTCTTTTTAACTCATCTCCAACTAAATTTGGCTTTCTATTTTGATCATAAGGTAAGTATTCAACATCATCAGTTTGTCGCCAAACGCTTTGCCCTCGCCTACGTGGGTTTATTAAAAAATTACCGTTTATTTTTCTTGTTATATTTCCAATAGGAACACATCTAACGCTTGATATTTCACTTAAACTTGTAAGATTCTGTTTAATAATTAAAGCAAACCCTGCATGCAAGGCTTGATAAGATGCTATTTCAGCTAATAATTGATCTGCTGTCTGGTCAGGATTAGCCATAAATTCAGCATCATCTTTATTGACAAATCCATCTGCATAAATGAAATTTTCTCTCACCTCTACACACCTTCTTGCTGTTAAAGACCCGTAAACAAGCTCAATTAACTCTTGCGGAAAAGAACCACTTTTGCCCCATTGATATGTACCTCCAAAAGCCCTACTTTCAGTAACAGATACAAGACGATTTTGGACATCAAGTTTTTTGACTGTATCTACAAAGCCAAAGCGTAATTGATTCGACATTATTTATCTTGCTTTACTATTTCTTTTTTCTTAAAATATAAGTCTTGGTGTTGTTTGTGAAGCTTTTCAACATCTTCATCTGTAATTGTTTCGGGTGTATAAACATTACCTTCGTAGGCTATACTTAAAAAGTCCCGTACTACTTCGTATTTTTTTAATTTAGAATCAGGCATATCCATGTTTTTTTTTATGAAATATTTTAATAATTGGTAAGCATCCTCAAACCTATTTGGACAAGTATCACACACCGAGTTTACACCAAAAATCGACTTGCAAATACTTACAAGCCGATTTCTATTCTCTTCATTATATCCGTCTTTTATCAGCTTTTCAACATCATTTTTAGAGTAGGGCATCGAAATAAGCCTTATTTGTTCCTGATGCTGCTTTAAAGAATAATCCTGGATTATTGCTAATTCCCTTAAATACTAGAGTTGCATCTGTCTCATCACCTGAATTTCTTCCAGAAGGCAAGTTTGTAGTTTCTCTATGAAGCCCAGATAAATATGTTTGATCAGTTAACGAGTTGTTTATACCGATTACCTCATAATATCCGCTTTCATTTGTAGGAATAACAGCGATCAAATCTTTAGCTTTTGCTAAAGCCATAATTGCATTTAGATCTAAAGAACCATTATAGTCAAATCTAAGCGTAAGCTGAAGATCCCAGTTATTTGAGTTTGCCACCTGAGTTGCAACTTTTTCATAACCAAATTCAACGCCTTCCCACTTATAAGCTAATTTAGTAGCTGCTAATGTTACGGTTTCTAAATCTTGTGAGATACTATTAAAGCTTCCACCTGTTACGTCAGCCCTGTTTAAAAAATAAACAACATTACCGTAACCCGCTTCCCTTTTGCAGGGATTTGAAACCCTAGATGTTTGTAGTTTTGCTAAGCAAGCCATATTTTCAGTTTAAGCGATGTAAAGAATTTTTTGTGATAACGTCATTACACCAGCTGCTTGTGAAAAATCAGCACGAACACCAATTATGTGTGAGAACCTTTCTACTGGCCCTATGTCAATTGCATTTTCAGAATCAGTAAGACTATCAACTTGCCAAATGAAATCATCTGCATCGCCGAAGATCATAGTGTTTGGAGTTGGCATTGGAACAAAAACAATTTTCACACCTAAGTAATAATACTCTCCATTTACGAAAGTAAATTTATCCCTGTAAGTTTGTGAAATGTTGTTTTGATTTATGAACCTCATTACACTATATGGGGCATAGATATAACTATCTGCCATTTCTGTTGGATTATTCAAAACCGCGTCAGGAATCGCACTATATATTTTATCTATTTCTGCAATAATGTTTGTAGCGTTTAATGTAGTGCCTGGAATAACTATCGTTGCCAGTGCAGCTGCAGGTGAATAAGCAAGGTCAAGAATCATTTTAGAAATCACTCCATCTATACCTGCTGCATTAGCTGTTAACGCTGCAGCGTACGTTTTTTCTCCTGCGGTTGTATAGGCAGCATTTCCACCAGCAGCAATTGCCGTCTGTTGTGCAGCACTAATTCCACCCCAAAATAATTGTTCGTATTTTACTTGCAAATCACCAATAACACGGGCTAAAATAGCTTGATTTCCTTTATTGCTTTCAATGTTTAAAACACCAGCAGGCAAGTCTTTTGAAAACCATGTTTTACGAAAAATTTCGTTTGGATCATACTCGTCATATGCCGTAGTTTTTACATTTTTCACGACCTTGTCCCCAAACTTTAAATTTCCTGAAGGTGTTGGCCTGTTAGGAGTATAAGCTTGTAAGGTTAAACCACCAGTTAACTCAGTATAACTTTCTTGGTATTTTATACCAGGTACAAAGCGCACAAGTTTGTTAGTGATTGTTGGAGTACCAAATAATACATCAGTAAATATTTCTTCAAAGTGTTCACCAACGTATGTTGATGGAGTATAATTTAATGCCATTTTTTATAAGAATTTTACGGTTACGTTTTTATCGCCTTCTTTGTGTTTAATCGAATAGGCTTTACCTTCATAATAGTTTGGAAAATAAGTAGTGAACTTATCTACATCGAAATCTGAAATGCCACCTAAATGATATTCCCATTTCGCTTTCATTTCTTCTAGTGACAGTTTTACATCACCATCTTTTCCTACAGTATCAAGACCTAATTTCTCATCAATTTCACTTATCTTGTTTTGAAGATTTTCTGGGAAATTAGAAAGGTCTTTTTTTTCTGCTTCTGGTAAATTTGTTATCACAGGAGCGTTCTTTTGGTCGTTAGTTGCCATTTGTTAAAAAGTTTTTAAATTTATCACGGTCTGTTTTAGGTTCACCATCAAAAAGGTTTTTAGCCTCTGTTCCTTTTGCAGGGCTTTTGTCCCCTTGCAGTTCTTTTAATTTGTTTGAAACCTCTGCCATTTGGGATTTAAGTGTTTCAACTTCTAATTTCTCAGAGTTTTCTTTCTCTTTATCGCCTTCTTTAGATGCTTTTAAAGCTTCGTTCTCAGCTTTTAAGGCTTCAAATTCTTTAACTAACTGCTCATTTTTAGCATTCAAAGCAGCCTTTTCAGCTTCAAAATCAGGCTTAATTTCTGTTTCTGTAGCCTCGTTTTTAGGCTTTAGCATGTTTAATGCCTCCAAAACCTTATTTAACCACGTAGGTTCTTTATCTTCAATTATGTTTTCCATATTATTTTTGTTGTATATTAAATTGCATATGTTTAGTGCATCTTTTAAGCTTACATTCATTACCTGATTATCAACACCCACAAGAGATTCATCATTTGTTAATATTATTTCATCAATAAAGCCTGCTTTTAAAGCCTCTTTAGGGTTCAATCTTGTTTCAGTTCTCATCATTTCACGAACCTGACTAACTGATTTTTTTATTCTTGAAGCCATGATTACAGCTACACTATTATTGAAATACTCTAACATAGCCATATCATCAGCATTAGGATTAGAGCCTTCTGGATAATATGCTTCATGGTATAGCATAATGCCATAATCCCGCATTACCCTTTTATCACCAGCTTGCATAATATCAAATGCACAACTTGCAGCAACTCCGTCGTTTTGAGTTATCACATACATACCCAGAGACCTAGCCAAGAGTATTGATGAAAAAATACTATAAGCAGATCTTAACGAGCCACCAGGAGAATTTATAGAAACCAATACTTGTTTATACCCGTTGTATTGCAGCCAAAGTATTTCATTAGCAAACCCAACACCTGATAGCATTGGCAACCCGTCCATGTCATAACCTTCGCCAATCTCTCCATGCAAAAGCATTACAGGAGTGTTTGTATCTAAGTTTTTGACGTGTTTTAAATCCATAAAACAAAGATATTATCAATATTTTCTTATATTTGTGTTAAAGCAATACTTTAAGGTATGTCATGTAACATAGTGTAACACAAATTATTATATGTCAAAATACAAGTATGGAAACAGGATTACTTTTACTCCTACATCTCACCATGAAATGGAGTTAAAGAAGTTGCAAGAAATGAAGGGCTTTACTAGCCTAGGAGATACCGCTAAGTATGTGGTAGTACTAGCAATAAGGGGTGAATTAACAAAAAAAGATGGAACTAACTTATTTACCGAATAATGGCAGAATCTACTGGAAATAAAGTTGTATTTGATATTGAGATTAAAGATAGCGATGCCATAAAGCGCATTGCAGATATTGCAAAACAGCAACGGGCACTAAAAGAAGAAAATAAAGAACTCTCCAAAAGCTTCGATCAAAATTCTGAAGCGATTACAGCAAACAATATTAGGATTTCCCTTCTCGGCAAAGAATCTACCAACCTTAAAAAACAGGTAGTTGACGGAACAAAGGCAAACAAAGAAAATACGGGCTCATTGGTTGATATGCGTAACCAATTAAAACTACTTAATACTCAATATGATAATCTTTCTAAATCAGAAAGGGAAAACGCAAACATTGGAGGCAAATTACAAGAACAAATAAAAGGTTTAACAAAAGATATTACAGGATTAGAAGAAGGTACTGGAAGAGCGCAAAGGAATGTTGGTGGTTACAGGCAAGCTATTGAAGATAGTATAAAAAGCACTTCTGTTTTTGGTATTAGTGTAGGTCAAGTAAGTGATAAAATGGGTCAATTAGAGCAGACAGGCGGGCTTGCTGGCAAAGGTGTTGGAGCATTAAATGCTGCCTTTCGTTTTCTTTTAGCTAATCCAATTGTATTAATAATTGCTGGCATTGTGGCAATATTTGCAAAGCTTGCAAGTGCAACTGATTTTGTAAAAGATAAGATAGAACAATTCACCGCTGGCATAGGGGCAGGCTTTAATTATTTAGTTACCGCTGTCAATGGATTACTAACAAGCGCTAATGGCGTGAAGGGCTTTGGTGATATAGTTTCAGATGCTTTTACTATTATAATTGCCCCAATTAAGGCAATTATAACGGGGTTAATAGGATTTGGAAAGGCAATAGATGCACTTGTAAAAGGTGATTTTACACAAGTTAAAGCGATAGGGGTTGAAACATTTGATGCTTTAGGAAAACAGGTTAACGAAACAGGCAAATCAGTTGCAAGTCTGGTTGATGTAGGGAAAACATTAGTAGAAAACTTTGCAGGACTTGCTGCAGGTGCAAAAAACGCTGCATTAGCACAATTAGAATTAACAAAACAATTGCAGGATTTAGAGGATGCAGAAGACAGGAATAACCTTGCCCTTGCAAAAAGTGAAAAGGCTGTATCGAGTGCGCTTATTGCAGTTAAAAATAGAAGCCTTTCAGAAAGGGAAAAGATAAATATATTAAAAGAGGCTGGGGCTTTGGAGGTGGCTGGTTCAACTGAAACCTTAAGAATTGCAAAAGAAAGATTAGGTATATCAATTCAAGAGGTCCAGAATTCAAAGGCAGGTTTAAAATTAGATAATGATAGGATAGTTTCTTTGTCAGGAAATGCAAAAGCCCTCAATAGTTATCTTGATGGATTAGGATTGCAGGATGCTGAAATCAAAAAGATCATTGACAGTAATGTCAACTATATAAAATCTTTAGAATCTACAGAAAACGTACAAGACAGGGTAAAAAATAGGATTATTCAACAAGAAGAAGCTGAAAAAACAAGGTTAAGAAAAGAGGCAGAAGACAGGGCGGGGCTTAATAAATCTTTAGCAGAGGATAGGGTCAAACAGTTAGAGGATGAAGGAGAGAAGCAAATCGAACTCCTTAAAATTCAACAAAAAGAAGAATTAAGATTAAAAATTCAACACAATCAGGATTTAATTTCTGACAATGTTATAAACTCAAAAAAAGCAGGTGAATATGAACTTGAATTACGTAAAAGACAAGCTGATGAACTTGCAGACCTAGAAAGTAAAATCTCATTAGAGGCTTTCGCAAAAAGAAAAGCTGAATTTGATAAGAGCAGAAAGGAGGACGAAGACAGGCGAAAGGCTGAATATACTGAAGCAGAAAAGTTAAACGCTCAAATATTTGGTGAAAGTCAAAACGAATTAAAAAAACGATTACAAGAACGTTCTATTAGTACGTATGATTATGAAACAAGGCAGCTAGCTATTGAAGAGTTGCAACTAAGAACACAATTGGAGTTAAGAAAAAGTTATGGTGAGCAAACTTTAGAGGTAGAACAGAAATTAGTTGATAACAGATTAAAAATAGATAAATTAGAATTAGAGCAAAAGAAGAAGATAGAAAATGCAAAACTTTCAGTTGCTACCGATGTTGCAAAAAGTTTAACATCTCTTGGTAAGCTTCTAGGTAAAAACGCAGAAGAGCAGGCAGAATTTCAAAAAGCCGCTGCAATTATTCAATTAACAGTAGATACGGTTAAATCCATTTCGGCAACAATTGCTGGAGCTTCCGAAGCGGCTAGTGCAGGTGGCCCCGCTGCACCATTTCTTTTGGCTGCCTATATCGCATCTGGTATCGCTACGGTAATAGGTGCATTTGCTCAGGCAAAATCATTGTTAAACTTCGAATTAGGTGGAGATGTGAGTAAAGAATTAGAAGTAGGTGGAAAAAGGCACTCGGCAGGTGGAACGAAATACATGGGTCAGGATGGAAACGCCTTTGAAGTGGAAGAAGGCGAGAAGATATTTGTTTTAAAAAGGCACGATAGCGCACGTATAAATCAAATTAGTAAAATGAATGTTGCACGTGGTGGCGTTCCGTTTTATGAATTGGGAGGAGGTTATAGCAGCCAGGCACTTATTCAAAACCTTTCAGCTCCAACTAATAACAATTTGGCAATCATGGATATAATTAAAAATATGCCTATTCCAGAACTAAATATAACTAAGCTCCATACAGCCGAAAAGGAATACAATAATGTTAGGGTTAAATCTACTGTACGATGAAAATATATGAAATAATACAGGCTTGCAGGTTAGTCGCTACGGAAATAAACCCAGATGGTTCTTTTTTAAACACCCAAATAGTTAGGGAAAGCTTTGAAGGGATGGATAAAGTTTACCCTTGTATTGTACTTCTTCCAATTAATTTAAGAAACGACAGTATAAACCGTAAGGATAATTTTGATATGCAATTAAGATTTTTGGGTCTTAACCCGTTTGGGATTTCTGAATCCCCCGATGGCTTAGAATTACTTTTACAGGATATCGAAACACTTGCTCATTTATTTTTAATTCAACTAAAGAAAGAATTAGTATTTAAGGTCGACTACAGGCTAAGCCCATTTTATTTTGAAGACAGCGCAATTTGTTCAGGTTATCAACTTGCATTTACATTAATTAAAAATGAAGATTGTGGGCCATGGGGATATTTGGGTAATGCATTACAGGAAAACAACGGATCTTTCATATTATGATAACAATAGATTTAACTGATTCAGGAAACCGATTAAAGGATGGTTGTATTTCCGAATTGAAGAATAAAAGACTTACAAAGTTTGGGAGTGTAAATGCATCTGGAAAGCTTGCTGCATCATTTGAGGTAAAACACAACAAGAATGGTTATCAAATACTCGCAGCTGATTATGTTGAAGAAATAATTTATGGAAGACCTCCTAATAGTCAGCGTCCAATAAAATTTGAAGATATAGTTGCATGGTGTAAAATAAGGGGCATAAAAATAAGTCCTAAAACAATTATCAAAAGCCTAATTAAAAAGGGTAACACGATTTGGCAAACATATCACGGGGCGGAATCTGGAATATTTAACGATTCGATTGGTAACGAATTGCCAATATTAACAAAAGAGATTGAAAACTTTACCGAAGTTCAAATAACATCTGAAATATTTAAAAACTTTTACGACTAATGGGATTAGAAATATTAGAAAAGCCTAACAAATGGGTTGCATCTCACAGACCTATTATTTATAAATTTAAATATACTCCTGACTTACCGCCAGATATTGTCAATATTTCTGCAAAATATTACCCATCTTCAAACAAGGCAGGCATTCAGTTTGATTTTTATAATACAAATATAAAAGTTGGAGATCAGTTTTTTATCGGCAACAAAGGGGCGTTATTGTTTCAATCACCTGTTACCGTTTCTGTTATTAATATGACATTAGGGGTAACCAATGTTTTATTCAATTCACCACTTGTAGGCCTTGTTTCAGGAACTGATATAGTTGATTTGTACACCGTTGCTACGATCCAGGCAAGATCAGTAACCTTTAAATTATACGTAGACAATCAATATAAAGCAGATATTAGGTATATAACTAATTCTGATAATTCATATTATTTTAATTTACAGGAATATTTAAGCAGGGTTTTTAATAATCCTACTGGACCAGTTGCTGGTTTTAATAACGAAAATTTCAGGGTATTTAGGATTGATTATTTATTTGGTAGTGAAATACAATCGGGATTTGATAGGTATGTAGTTAGATCAAGAAAGGACGTGAATGTGCCAGCTTGTGCAAATACTGAAGCTAATTGGCAATTTGACATTACGACTATTCAATGCGAAACAGCACCACCTAAAAAAATATTAACTACTGATGTAGGCACGACATACATACTTACGCCTCTAAACTACTTTAAGCCTGCAGATATTGGTCAATATTTATATTTTGCGCAAGAGAATACTCCTTCTTTTTCAGGTCAACCAAAAATTAGAACTGGGGAGGGATACGTAGTACCAGTTAATGGAATTCCATTCTCGGCTGTTAAAATAACAAATTTAGATGGAACAAATATGAACGTAAGTCCTCAACAAACTTATGATGTTTATCTTACAGTTCCTTTTGTTTCGGTTGTAACTGGGAATAGGGTTGCAAAAAAGAAAGATGTAAATATTTTAAGTGCCACATTTGGTCAATATGCAGAAAGTGGAAAGTATTATTTTTATGATACAAACTCTACAGCTTGTGCTGTAACATTTTTAAGCGATGCGAGGTCTCAGCAATTTAAAAAGAATAATTGTAGTGGAAACCAAACGGGATCTTATGTTACTTATAAGGTTTTACAGGGAGCATATACAAGCTTAATAAGTAAGCAAGATGCAAATGGTAAGGCAGATGCTGATATTTTGGCAAATGGCCAGGCTTATGCAAATACAAACGGTTCTTGTAGCAATCCAATTGCTACTATTGATTATCGGAATACTTATAGCACTTATCCTGAATATGGAGGGAGTAATTATACAGAAACATACCAGGATATTTATATAAAAATAAGGGATACAGACAATGCGCCAAAATCAGTTACAAATCTTACTGTAAATTATCGTATCAGTAGTGTCTATGCAGATAGTACGCCAACATCAACCAGTGATCATAGTATTTTAATTTCATCAGGTAGTGAAATATTAATAGGAAACTTCCTAGTCTATGACCAATATAATGGGGTTAGTTATGAATATACAATATTATCAGGAACGGGTTACACAGTAGGTTAAACTAAATCTTAAAAATGATAACAAAAGAAGAATATGAAATGGCTTTGAGGATTGTTAAATTGTACGAAGAACAGGTGGAAATAGAACTAATTCCTCATAAGGTTATATCACTTGGACTGAGTAATAGGGCTTATAATGTACTTCGGTGTGTATACCAGGACATTACCGATACTATGTCAGGTTATTGTAACGTACAAATTACGGACGTTTCTAAGGCTGTTACACTAAGTTTAATTGAGAATTCTAGAAATTGCGGAAAAAAAACGCTTAATGAAATTAAAGAGGCTTTTTATAGTCGTGGAATTATTTTAAAATAACTTATATGCCTTGCAAAACATACCTTTCTGAATTTATTGCCCAGGGTAAAAAACCAATAAAATGGGGAGCATATCCCATGCTTATTGATACCATTGATTTTGAAACAAACACAATAAATAGGGAGGCTTATACACCTTACAGGCAATACGATCCCTGCTCAAACCCTATTTGTATTTCATTTTTAAATAAATATGGAGGTTATGACCAATGGGTTTTTGAAGGAAACCACGATTATGTAAAAGATATTCCACAATCAGTAAGCTATATCAATACAGAAAATGAAGAAATACCATTCTTTCGCGAAAATACCCGTAATGGATTTTTGATTAGAACTAATATTTTAAGCAAAGAAGATGGAGAAGTATTAAAAGAACTGCTTTCTTGTATAGATGTATTTTGGCATGTTGCAGGATTTGATGATACAAACCCACCAAACAGAGTTTTACTAAAACAGGGTTTAACTTTTCCGTATTGGAAAGATCAAAACCAGGTGCAAGACATAGAAATAACTTTATTTCATTCGAAATTTGATAACTTTTAAGAATGAAGAAAATACAAATACAGGTTTCATCAGGATGGGAAACATTAGATTTATACGACAATAAGCCAACAGTAGCTACCTATGCTGTAAATAGTATTGGTGAAGTTGCAAGCCGTGAAAGTAATTTTAGCGATACAATAAGCCTCCCACAAACAGATCATAATTGTAATTTGCTTGGCATCCCCACTTCAATAAATTCTTTGCAGGACATTGTTTACAGGGCCAGCCCTTGCAGGATATTAGAAAATGATATACAAACAATCTTTGGATTTATGTATGTTGGAGAAATTGAAAAGGATATTAAAGTAGATATTATTGGCGGAAACATTGATTTCTTTAATAAAATTGAAGGTAAAAGCCTCAAAGATATTCCTTTAACAGGATTTGACCATACTTATTCATTAGCAGATATACTAGCCTCACAAGATAATACTTGGAATGATGGATATGTATATCCTCTACTAAACTTTGGTAAGGTTTACAGTTACGATTTAGTTCAAAAACCTCATCGAGATATAGGTGCAGGAATGTTTGTTGATGAAATGCAGGCCTGCTTTTTCGTAAAAAAACTTGTTGATGGTATTGTAAAGCTAAACGGATTTACAATGGCGGGTAGCTTTATCAATGATGATGCTTTTAACCGCTTAATTATCACTAATAATGAAGTATTTGAGTTTCCTGATGAATACACCAAAGAGAGAAGTTGTAAGGTAAGCAGGCAAAGAGAGACTGCTTATGAAGCTTTTGCAGCTGAAAGTAATTTAGGTGGTCATAATTATAGAGAATATGTTTCACTTGACAATGACTTTAAGAATGACTATTATGACGGGAAGCAAAATAACTATAATCCTGTAACAAGTAAATATACAGCTGATGTTCCTATGCTGGTCAAATGTTCTTTTGAAATTCCAATTGACAAAAGTAACTTTCATGGCAAGTGTAAAGCCGAGTGCATCATGTTAAAAAACGACACGGTTAATGTTGGTGTTGTAGGTAAGGAATGGGGCTCTGGAATATTAAGTAATGCAAAGGGCGTAAAATTAGCAGGTGATTTTCCTGTAGTACAATTAAATGCAGGTGATACGTTAAAGTTACAACTTTACTTTGGGGCAACATCCGATCTTTATAATTATATAATGAGGGGGTACATAGATGAGCGTTGTTTTTGGACAATCGAAATGTTACCTATTGTTTTGCCTGGTAGTAAGGTGCTAGCACAATCATTCATCCCAAAAATAAACCAGACAGATTTACTTTTATCCATAGCATGTCAATACTTTTTGCTTTTCAAAACCGATATTGAAAATAAAATATTATACATCGATAAGTTTGAGGAAGTAATTAAGAAAATACCAGAGGCAATTGATTGGAGTGACCGCTTGGACTTTTCAGCACCACCTGTATTAAGCTTTAAAAGCGACCTTTACGGTCAAAAATCATTCATGAATTATGGTAGTGATGACGTAGATGAGTTATTAAAAAAGAATACAGGTTATGGAAATGGAACTATACCAGTATATAATCAAGGATTAGACCCTGAAAAAGTTGTATTTGAATCTGTGTTTTCTGCAACGGTTGACTGGCCAGCATTCTCAAATAATTATAAGCTACCATATATTCCTACTTATGTTATAAAAGAAAAGAAACGGTACGCCATTTGGAGCGAAAACGATAAATATACAAGCCAAGATATTCAGGATTATGTTTATCACAATACTAAGTTCTATAAGGCTAATGGGGTGGTGATGGATTACCAACAAGTGCCTGGTGTGGCTACTGATAATTGGTTTGAAGTTTCTTATGGTGAGGTACTGGACTTATTTACAAAGCAGTCAATTAAGCCTAGGATATTACTCTTAGATGACAATACAAATTACCCAGTTGACATTTACGATGTTAATAATACCAAGATAACAATAAACAGGCATGCAAGTTTTGTAGATTTGAAGTTTGATACTAAATTATTAATTGATAATTACCAACCCCTTATTAACGTTTTAAAAGGTGCTAAGTATTTAAAGGCTTTAATGAGGCTAAACTCTTTGGATATCGAAAGGTATACACACAGACCAGACGGTCATTTATTTCCTATCCAATTATTTAGCAATAATAGCAGGTATGGCGAACGGATAAGCGGGGTGTTTTATATTTCCCAAATCATTCAATACCCACACGATGGAAATAAAAGCTGCTATGTTGAGTTCATGAAAATTGATGACCCTAAGTTAAAACAAGGTGTAATTGTTACAGAGGGGAATTATATTTTATTGGAAGATGGTAATTTCTTGCTGACCGAAGATGGTGTAAGGCTTGAATTGTAAGAAAAAAGCTGGTTTGCAAGCCCAGCTTTTTCAAATCTCTTTTGTTGGCAGTTTATCACCAACTATTAATCCTCTAAATTAAGTACGTAATATGTTGTAAGAAAGTTCGTTACTTCTTTTCTTCAATAGCGTGTAACCTTTCTTCTTTTGAGTATAAGTAATCAATATCTTTTTCAAAGTGTAGGTGCTCTTGATATTTTATGTCAATGGAAATAGATGCTAAAAGCTTTCCAGCTACATTGGTTATTTCCTTTCCAATTTTTTGGTCTCGTTTTCCGCTAGCCATGAGCTCATTGTTTTCAATTAGGGCTTCACGCAGTTCTTAATAATTCAGAAACCCAAACATGGCATTGGATTTCGAAAGCTGTATTTAAAAAAGAAGCAAGCTTCAATATCAAGGTTTCGTGAATCCAAGTACCGCCCAAATCACCGTATTTGACCGA